GCCGGTTGACCCGCTTGGCGGCGCGGTCGCCTTCGCGGTCGAGCTGGTGCATGCGGGCGCGGCTGGCGCCTGTGAGCGAGGTCTCGGCCGCTGAGAACAGGGCCGACAGGGCCAGAAGGCCAAAGACAATCGGAGCGAGGGCGATGATCGCGCCCATCAGCTGGCTCCCTCAAGCTTCAGGAAGGCTTCGACAGCGGCGGCGTCCACGTCCTTGGCGACAAAGGTGTCACCGAGGCCTCGGGCCAGGATGAAGGTCAGGCGTCCGGCCTCGGCCTTCTTGTCCTGGGCCATGTGGCGGACCAGGGCGTGAGCGTCGAAGGGGACGGGCGCGACGTCGGACATCCGCACCGGCAGGCCGGCGGCGGCGATGGCGGCCTCGGTGAAGAAGCCGAGGAACAGGGCGCCGACCTCGGGGGCGTTGACCACTTCGTCCGCGCTACCCTTCCAGTAGGCGGGGGCGCCGACCACGGCGGCGTCGCTGGTGTTCTTGGCCAGTTCGAAGACGCCGGAGACCTGCACCGACCCGGCGGCGGCATTGGCGATGTCCACCAGGGCGATGCCGGCGCGGTTGAAGCCGATGGCGATGGGCTCGCCGGAGACCACAGCGGAGCCGGTGGCGTTGGTGATGTCCAGCACGTCGCCGGGCTGGAGGTAGTTGGTAGCCATGTGCGTTACCTCAATCTGTCCCGGTTACTGGCCGGCGTTGTAAACGATGCCTTCGTAGCCGACGCCAGAGACGCCGAAGTCGAGGCGGGTTTTCCAGCTCACGCCGTCCACGGTGAAGCCGGTCTCCATCTCCATCACCGGCTCCTGCACGCCGTTGAGGAAGGACACCTCCAGGACCGGGGCGACGGACGGCGAGGCCAGCATGTACCACTTGGTGGCCACCAGGCGCTGGCTGCTGACGATGTCGGCGAAGTAGCCCTGGTAGGGGTTGGGGGTGAGGAAGTTCTTGCTGGAGCCGGTAGCCGCCGGGTCGTTGGCGCTGGTATTGAGCACGCGGGCGGTCATGTCCAGGCCGATGGGCACCAGGAGGATGCTGGGGCGCAGATCCAGGTAGTCGTGGCCGGAGATGTCCTTTTGCGCGGCCATGGTCAGGATGCCGTTCTCCACGGTGGCCACGGACGGGGCGCCGCCGGTGCTGGCGATGTTGCCGTGGTCGCTATGGATGATGGTCTTGCCATCGCTCAGGGTCGGGCCGTAGCCGCTGTTGAGCCCCATGGCGGTGTAGACCGCGTTCTCGACCGTGCGGGCGGCGGCGCGGCCGCGGGCCTCGGCCAGGCCGACGAAGGCGCCCAGGTCGTCGTTGATGATCGCCTGGCGGGTCAGGGTCAGGATCTGCCCGCGGGTGCCGATGGTGACGGACTGCTTGCGGCCGTCGGGGATGCTGGCGTTCTGGAACTCGCCACCCTCGGACACCTCGGTCAGGTCGCCGATGGAGCCCAGCATGTAGCGGTTGTGGGCGCGGAAGTCGGACACGGAGCCCACGGCACACCAGCGGCGCCAGGTATCGGCGGCGACGTTGTAGCCCGCCAGCAGGGCCTTGTGCATCACGTTTTCCATCATGACCGGGAAGTCGCTGGTGGACTGGGTGAAGGCCATAGCGACGATGCGCATGGGGTCCAGGCCATCGACGCGCGTGCCCCCGCGGACCAGGCTGTCCTCGGCGATGCGCGCCAGGGTCTTGCCGCGGAAGGGGTTGCCGTTGAGGTCCACCGGCTTGCCGGTGCGCACGGCGGCGCGGGCCAGCAGGGCGTCGGCACAGGCGGTCATCAGCTTGTCGCGCTGGTCCTCCCCGGCGGTGGCGCGGGTCTGGTAGGCGCCGGCGATGGGCTCGGCGGGCTGTTCCGCCAGTTTGGCCAGGACGGCAGCGGTGAAGCCATCGGCGGTCTGGTCGGGGTCCGCCAGGGCGGCCTCATAGCAGCCCCGCACCTCGGCGGCGCGGGCGGCGGGGGTGGCGGCGAGGAAGGCGTCGCAACGGGCCTTGAGCTGGCCATTGCGCTCGGCCAGGGCGGCGCGAGCCTCCTGGCGGGCGGTGGCGGTAATCTCCGCGACGGTGGGCGCGGAGGGATTCATGCCGTGATCGGACATGGGTAATACCTCAGTTAAAGCGCCGGTGGGCGCGGAGGGGGTGGAATCCGCAGCGACCGGGAGGGTCGTTGCGGGAACGGGGGACGCGGCCCGGGCGGCCGTGGCGGAGATGGCGGGCGCGGCGTCCGTGCCGGCGGGCGCTAATGCGCGTGATGGCGCGGCGGTCGCGCCCTCCGGGGCGGGGACCATTTTGCCGGTAGCGGGAAGATGGTCGCCCGCGGCCGGGTCGGGCCGGGCCAGGGCGTCGGACAGGAAGCGGTGCCGTGCCCCGGGGCGGTAGCGCTCCGGGACCTGGGCGGCGATGGGGGCGGCGGCGGGGACGATGGTGGTTGCCGGGGCTGCGGCAGGCGCCGCGGCGGGGGCGGCGGCGTTCGCGGGCGCGGCCTGGGAAGCCGTGCCGCCGGCGGGGGAGTTGTTCGTGGTCGCGGTGGACATGGCGTCTACTCCAGTGCGCTGCTCGGCCTCGCCGTCATCGGACGGCTCGGGCGCCTCAGCGGTCTGCGGTTCAGGGGCGCCGCGTGAGGGCGCCGGGATGCTGACGGTGGGGTTGCTGCCGGGGCGGGGGCCGAACCGGCCCATCAGGGCCCCCAGGTAACTGCGGAAGCTGGCGATGGTGTCCACGAGTCCGGCCTCCTTGGCGTCCTGAGCGGTCAGGATTGCCGCCTGCATGCTCTTGAGCTGCGCGACCGTCATCCGGCGTCCCTCCGCGACCCGGCCCAGGAACAGGTCGTTCTGGCCGGTCACGTAGCGATCCAGCATCGCTTCCATCGCGGGCGTCACCGGACCGCCGTAGACGCCGGTGGGCTTGAAGTCGCCCGCGTGCGGGATCACCGCGCGCACGCCCGCCGTCTTGTTCGCCTCGGTGACGTCCCAGAGCGGGTTCAGGATCGTGCCCAGGCTCCCCAGCGTCGCCACCGGAGTCGCCGCGGCCTCGTGGCACTGGGCCAGAATGCCGCCGCCCAGGCTGGTGGCCTCGTCGTGGGCGATGCCGAAGACCTGCTTGGTGCGCTTGAGCTCCGCCAGGCAGTCGAAGATGTCGTCCGAGCCGCCCACGCTGCCGCCGGGGCAGTGCATGTCGAGCAGGACCGCCGCCGCCGGGCTCATGGCCGCCGCCATCAGGTCCTCGCACAGCCAGGCGGAGGTGAAGCCGCAGAAGAGCGGGTAGCGGACCGAGATGATGTCGAGGTTGCCCTGGCGCTGCAGCATGATGTGTCACTCCCAGCTCGAGGTGCGGCTTCAAGCGTCCGGTCTTGAGCTCCGGTCTCGAGGTCCGGCCTTGAGGTCCGGCCCTTAGGCCGGCGGCCGCTGCCGCGCGGGCGGCGACGTCGCCGCGCCGGTTCCGGTGGACGCCCCCGGGGTGGTTGCGATCACGATGCCCAGCTCGCGGGCCCGGTCCTGCTCGGTAGCCAGGGCCGCGTCGATGTCCACCGATCGGCCCGTGCCCAGGCGCTGGCAGGCCTGGTCGCGGGTGGCGAGCCCGCCCTCCACCGCCGCCCGCATGCCCGAGACCTCGCTTTCGAAGTCGAGCACCGGGGCGGGAGGAAACTGGATGTTCACCCGCCGCAGGTCGGCCATGTTCCGCGGCGCCCGGATCTCGTTGTCCGCGATCGCCATCCTGAGGCGCCACTCGCGGACGCGGCGGACGAACCGCTCGAGCCGGGCCTGGCGGGCCTCCACGCCCCGCATGGCGATCGCCATCAGGGCCTTGATGTTGCTCCAGCTCATGCCGCTGGCGTCGAAGTGCGAGGCCGGCAGGGGCACGCCCAGGTCGGCCGCGATGACCATCAACTGCGCCGTCACGAACTCGCGGAAGCTCGCGCTGGGGTGTTCGGGCTTGACCTGGTCGGCCGATTCGCCCGGCCGCAGGTGGAGCATGGCGCCCGCCTCCAGGGAGGCGCTGCCGGGCTTGGTCGTGTCCGTCTGCGTCTGCGTCGTCGTGTCTTCGAAGGCGGCCTGCGTCTCCGCCGGCCGATCGGTCTTGATCACGAGCGCGAAGAGCGTGGCGATCTCGACCGCCAGGGCGGTCTTCTCGATCACGGCGTCCAGGCGCTCCATGTGGTCCAGGCTCGCCTGCAGACCGGGCTCTCCCCGCACCAGGCCGACGATGTCGTCGGTGGGGTTCTTGAGGAGCTCGGACGAGGCAGCGGGGATCGACTTGAGCTCGGCCGAGGCGGCCGTGCCGAACTGGTTCCACTCGGCGACCCAGTAGTTGACGGGGCGGCCGACACTGTCCATCTCGACGCCCGCGCGGTAGTTCTGCGCGTTGACGGTGGGCGGCGTCCGCCAGGCGTAGCCCCCCACGCGCTCGGACTCCACGAGCTGGAGGGCGCCGTCCGTGGTGAAGATCACCAGGATGTCACCGTCCGTGCCCCACGCCCGGTCCACCTTGCGCAGGAGCTCGGGCCCGCTGTCGCAGGCGCGGATGTCCACCGGCTGGTCGAGGATCCGCCCCTCCCACCAGTCGGCGAACCAGGCGTCCGCCTCCCGGTTCCAGTCGGCGTCGTCCGTGGTCGAGGTGAATACCGGGCCGTCGCCCACGTCGAGGTCCGCCTGGCGCTTGACGAACGCGCGGGCCACCGAGCTGTCGCGGGCCGCCGCCTGGCAGGCCGTGCGGATCGAGTCGTGCCAGCCGAAGTCCAGGTGCTGCTGGGCGCTTCCGGCCTCGGCGTTGATCCGCTGGTTGATCCGCGTCCGGCGGGCTGAGGCGTACATCTGGCTCGCCGCGATCGACTCATCGATGCGCGTGCTGACCGCCCGGGCCGCGGATGCGAACATGCGGCTCTTGGCCCGCTCCACCTCGGAGCGGACGACGCGCCGGGTCTGGGGCTGGGCCATGGGGGCGTGTCCTTTGGTGCTCTAGAGAACCTGGTCGGGGGCCGCGGGCGTGATGTAGGTGATGCCGCCGGCCCGCTTGGTGCTCGATCCCTCGAGCTGGTCCAGGCGGCGAGTCAGGTCGCCGAGGTACTGGTTCATCGTGGCGAGCTGGCGGCCCTTGCCGTCGGCCTGGATGTCGGGCCCGTTGATCACGGCCCGCACCTCGGTGATGTGCAGCTTGAGGCGGGAGACGCGGGTGGCGCCGGAATAGGTCTCAAAGTCGTGGTAGGTCCAGGCCATGGCCGACTCTCCCCTCGCCGTGACAATGGCTCAGCGTGATTCGCCTGTCGTCTTGGGGGCTCTGGCTCATCCGCGCTGGCCGGCGAGCGCCGCCTGGCGCTTCTCGCGCAGGGCCCGCAGCTCGGAGTCGCTCATCTGGTCCTTCCTGGCCTGGAGCTCCCGGAGTTCCTTCTGGCGGGCCTGCTCGGACTTGAACGCGGCGTCCGCCTCGGCCCGCTCGCGGGCGAGCTCCGCGTCCCGGCGCAGCTTCGCCTTGGCCTCCTGCAGCAGCCGGAGGCGTTCGCCCAGGTCGACCCAGCGCTCCTCGAAACTCCGCTTGGCGTCCAGGGCCTGATTGACCTTTGCGGTAAGAGCCTTGAGAGCGGTGTCCCGCTCCAGAATCGCCGCGGCGTGGGCCTTGGCCAACCGGGCCCGCTCTCCGGGCAGGTCGGCCAGAGTCGCCAGGTCGCGGTCGATCTCTTCCTCCGAGAGGCCGAAGGGGTCGGCGGCCCGCAGCTCCGCGGCGGAGCGAGGCTCGGGCGCCGGGGCGGTCTCGGTCACGGCCGGTTCGGTCGCTGGCTCGGTCTTGGCCACTTCCGTGTTGGCCGGCTGCGTCTTGCTCAGCTCGGCCGGGGCCGGCTCCTTCAGGGCCGTTTCCTTCACGGCCGGCTCGGTCTTGGCCGGTTCCGTCACAGCCTGGTCAGGCGCGAACGCGTCCTGAGGAGCGGCGTCCGTCTCAGGGAGAACAGGGGCGGCCTTGTCGGTGCTCTTCTTTGCCATGACGGTGTTCTCCTAAGGCGAAGGGTCGCTGTGCCACTCTGCCACTTGACCACTCTGCCACTTCCTGCTCTCTACCCATGCCGACGTCTGTCCCGAAAAACGGGATTTTGGGACAGCCGATTGGCGTGTCATGAAGGGTCCTCGCCAGGTCTCCTGACCGGCCTCTCCGCGCGTTTCGTTCAGCGATTCACGGCCTCAGCAGCGATGGTCGCCCCTTGGCGCGGGCCAGCATCGAGGGCCGCGAGATTTCTTTCTTGGGCTCCATTTCGCGGTCACCCACCGGAATTGCAGATTTATTTTTCCCGGCCTCTGTTTCTACCGGCTTGGCGATGGCAAGCACGCCCACGGGCGTCGTCAGCCGGCGGATGCCCAGGGCCGCCGCCCCGGCCTCGAGGTAGACCGCGGCGTCGAAGTAGTGGTTGTCCGTCCGGCCCGGACGCAGGCGCCAGCGCCACACGACCGCCGACCCGCTCCTCTTTTCCGACCGCACCGGCACCTTGTGCTCGGCCGTGAGCTGGAGCAGGTAGTCGTCCGTGACGTCCTCGGGCAGCCACCAGGGGGCCGCGAATGCCTCCTCGAAGCCGCCGTCCCTTCGGCCTCCCCAACTCGCCCCCGCACCCGCCCCGCCACCTGCCATGGCACTCGCCCGCAGGCGGCGCTGCACGTCCGTCCGCCAGTCGTCCACGTTCACCCGCAGCAGCTGCAGCCCGCCCGGCATCGGCTTGCCGTCGGGGTACTTCTCCAGCCTGCTCCAGGCGAAGGGCGTATTCATGCTGCCCTTGCCAGATTCGCTGCGGCCGACGCCCTTCACGGGGTAGAGGTGGCGCCCCAGGCCGCGGGCCCGCACGCTCCTGACCCAGTCGTAGACCTCGATCGTCCGGTCGCCCGAATCGATGAACGCGGCGTGAATCCCAAAGGCCCGCCCGTCCTGGGTGGGCCATGGCCGGGCGAAGAGCAGCTCCTCCAGGGCGCTCCAGCGCTTGTTCACGGGGAGCTCGAGGCACTCGTGGTGGATCAACCATCGCTCTTCGCCGTACGCCCCCAGCCCACGGATCTCGACGTAGGCCTTGCCCGTCGCCTGGACGTCGATGCCGGCGGCGAGCGCCAGCACCCCGCGGGGGACGCTTCCCGCCCGGTAGCCGCCGTCCGTGACGGCTACTGCGCGGGAGCGCAGCGGGGCGACGTCCACCGCCTCTCCGCGCTCCTGCCAGGCCTCGCCCAGCTTGTCGGTGACGAACGTCCGGTCCATCCGCCCCCGCCGCTCCACGAAGGCCCGGGCCGCCTCGCCGTAGGGGTTGGCCCGCAGGCCCGAGAGCATGGTTGGGATGTGGTATCCCTTGTGGTCACCCGGCGGCGGCGCCCCGATCAGCACGCCGGGGCGCGGCGCGGCGTCGTCATCCACTGTCACCGGCCCGATGCGCTGGCACGCCGGCACCCACACGCCCAGGCTGAGCTGCCAGAGGTTGTGCTCCGCCCCGATGAGCCGGGTGCACCGGGGGCACTGCATGCAGGCGGAGATCTCCGCGATCGCGGGGTCCACCGTCACGTCGCGCGAGGCCGGGCCGACCTGGCCATCATGCTGTCTCTCATCGGGTCCGCCCGCCTGCATCCCCTGCCAGCGGACGTAGGCCCACCGCCGCACGTGGTACTCGCGGCAGAAGGGGCAGGGCACGTGATACTGGCGTCGATCGCTCAGTTGGTACTGCTCGTCGATGCCGCGGCCCGCGTCGCCGGGCTTGCCGTTGTACACGATCTTGCTCTCGGCGTAGGTCTTGACGCGCTCGCGCACCAGGCTGGGCGTGTCCGGCCGGCAGCGGTCGAGCTCGTCCACGATCACCACGCGGGCCGGGATGCTCTCCAGCTTGTGCTCGCTGTGCGCCCCGCGGATGAAAAGGCTCATGGTGTCGAAGCGGATCGACCGTGCCTTGGTGTCGTGACTGCGGCCGGAAAGGTGAGACGCCCAGCGGGGCGAGGCGCGGATGGTGGGGATCAGCCGCTGCTGGACCTGGTCGGCGGCGGAGTCCTTGTCGGGATAGACCAGCATGCACGCCCCGGGGCGCTCGTCCACCATCCATCCCAGCATGTTGTAGATCGCCTCCGTCCCGCCCACCTGGCTGCCCTTGATGATCGAGATCACGCGCACGCCGGGGTCGGCGAAGGCGTCCTGGATCTCGCGCAGGTAGGGCGTGCGGTCATCCTTCCACGGTCCCGGCGCGTCGCCCATGACGATGCGGCGATATCGCCGGGCCCACTCCGACACCGAAAGCCGCGGCCGCACGGCGAAAGCCTCGCGGCGGAGCTTCTCCCAGAGGGAGGCGATGGAGTGCGGGCCGAAGGGCCCGCGAAAAGTGGCCGAGTGGCGAAGTGGCAGAGTGGCAGAGTGAGAAGTCATCAGGCACCCGCAGCGTCAGTGTTTATTTGGCCATTTGGCAATTTGGAATGTGGCAATGTGCGGGGCTCCGCCCCGCCGCCACTTCGGAGATCCTCTCCTCCCGCCGCCAGCATCGCCGCGTCCACCTCGCGCTCGAGCATCTCCCGCAGGGCGGCCTGGCGAGCGGGCTCCAGGGTGAGCATCGCCGCCGCGCTGGAGGCGGCCCGCGCGGGCAGGTTGAGCAGGATCGCCCGGATCTCCGCGAGCTGGCGGGCGGCTTCCTCGATCACCTGGTCGCGGGGCAGCAGCCGTCCGTCCGCCTCGGCCTCCTCGCGCATGCGGGTGCGGAGCGTGATGGTCTTGTCGGCGATCGCCAGGCCGGCCTGGGTGATCTTCCCGTCGCGGGCAAGACGGTCGAGTTCTTCAGGCGTCGTGGGAATCGCCGGAGGAGAAGTGGCGGAGTGGTCGAGTGGCGGAGTGGTCGGGTGAGAGCCTGTCCTCATTTGGCCATTTGGCAATTTGGGATTTGGCAATTTGCGGGGCTCCGCCCCGCCGCCACTTTGCCACTTGGCCACTTGACCACTTCTGAGCCTTTGAACGCGTCCTCGGTTGACATACCCGTCCGGATGGTCGCGATGCAGCCGCTGGAACTCCGCCGCGGCCTGGGGCTGGTAGAGATACCGCCCGCCCCGCTTCACCCGAATCAGGCCGGCCCTCGCCCACGCCTCGATCGCCTGACGGGTGACGCCGAACCGGCGGGCCAGCTCGGCGGCCGAGACGAGCTCAGGCCCGGGCTGACCGGCGCTGACGGGGGCCTTGCTTCTTCCCGGCTCGCGGCCTCGCGGCGTCGCGGCTCCCGACGATCTCGTGGAGCTGGAGGTAGTCCGTGTCGACGGCATTCTTGAGCGCGGCTCGGAAGCGGCTGCACTGGCGCTGGAGCGTAGAGGCCGGGACCTGGTACTCACGCGCGGTCTCCCGCAGCGTTCGGTTGCGGATCACGACGTCGAGGACCGCCTCGGCCAGGCCCTGGGCCGATCCCCACGCGAAGGCCCGCATGACCGGGCTCATCATGTCCGTGGGCGCGCTCACGCACGGGAGCTCCGGCGAGAAGTGGCATGTGGGCGAGAAGTGGTCAAGTGGTCGAGTGGCAAAGTGGCGAAGTGAGAAGGCGCCAGACAAAGACTGCCTTTATTTGGCCATTTGGCAATTTTGGGATTTGGCAATTTGCGAGGCTCCGCCTTGCCTGGCCTGCTTGAGCAGACGCGTCGCCTCGCGGCTGAGGCGGATCTCGTCCTTGGTCGCCCTGACCCTGGTCCGCTGCTCGATCACGTCGCGCAGGCGGATCGCGTCGCGGGCCCGCGTCTGCACCGCCCCCACGGCCTGGGCGAGGCTGAGTCGTCCGCCCCCCAGCTCGATCCCCTCCGCCGCCAGGCGGCGCCGGTGCTCGGCCCACTCATCAAAGCTGGAGTCGATCGCGATCCCGCCGGCGGTCATCGAGCTCCTGGGGTAGAGCCGGGCCTTGGCTCCCTGCACCTCAGGGTTGGGCCGGGCATGGCCATCCTGGTCCGCGACCGCGGCGGGGATGAGCAGCCCGAACTGATCGCGCGAGGTGTGGGCCCGGTCGGAGGGGTCCTTGGTGGGATAGAGCTCGCGCTCGGGCCCCGCCGTCAGCACCCGCCGGCCGTTGTCCTCGCCATAGACGTAGGGCGACCGCCGCCCGCGGCTCAGGAAAGAAACCCCGCCCCGGGTTGGAGGTCGAGCGACCAACGGCAGAGACTCCCTTCGCGGTTCCGTGCGTCGGGGAATTCAGAGACATGATAGCGAGTTCATCACTGCCCAGTGTTACATCTGCGCATGGCAGGTGGGCGCTGCCCCCCTTGCCGATCCCCCGCTGTCCCGTCCGCCTGCCTTCATTTGGCCATTTGGCAATTTGGAATTTGGCCATTTGCGGCAGAGCCGCCGCCACTCTGCCACTTCGCCACTTCTCTCGCGGGCCTCCGGCCCGCCGCCACTTCGCCATCTCCTTCCGCCAATCCCGCCCTCGCCAGCCTCACCGCGCTCCAGGGGTCCTTGTACCCGAGCACCTCGGCCATCTGCCTCATGGGCATATCGGCCAGGTACAAGTCAACGGCCAGCCGCTTCTTTTCCCGCGCCGCGCCGTCGATGGCCTGGTAGTCACGAGGCCTTTCGCGGGGCATGGCGGCCAGCCCCGCGCGGCTCAGCTGGTAGCTCCGGGCGCTCCACTTCACTCCCTGATGCAATCCCTGCCGCAGCGGATGGCGCGTGATGAGGCCGATCTCCACAAGCCCGGAGATGGCACGCTTGACCGCATCGTCCCCGATCGCGGCCAGTCGCGCGATGTCCCGATTGTTGATGCTCCGCCCTTCGTAGAACACGAGTGTCATCAGCACCAGCTTCAGCACCGCCGCGCTGCAGCGGTCCTTGGTCACCCGCGGAAGGCGGGCGTGCATCACCATCTCAACCACGTCCAGGGTCGGCCGGCGATCCATTGCAGTCTTCCTCTCTTGCCCCGCTTGGCGGCTTTACGCCTGCCCCTTGCGCTTCCACCGGCTCTTCAGCAGCTGCTCCACGGTCACGGCGTCCCCGCCCACCTTCCTGGCCAGGACGCCGATGTAGGTCGAGGCGTCCCGGGCCGTGGGGCCTTCGTGGGCCTCGATCGACCGGGCGGCGGCAAAGACCTGGGGGTGGGTCCCGTTGGTGGCGTCCGCCACGATGGGGCCGCTGGAAGCATCCGGCCATGGCCATCGCCACAGGCACCACCAGACCGCCCACCGCATGGCGACCCGGGGCGGCCCACGCAGGTCGGCCTCGAAGAGGTACGCCCAGTTCCGCCCCAGCATCTCGGCCAGGCGCTCGGCCCGCTCGCGCATGGTGAGCACCCGCAGGGTCTCCCACGCGACGCCCTGGTGGGGAGAGACGTCGGGCTTGGCCCCGCCCCACACGAAGTAGGCGTCGATCGCCGAGCGGGCCGCCCGCATGTAGAGCTCCTGCTCGAAGGGCTCCAGGGCCGCGAAGACGTTGGGCTCGTCCAGGATCACCTCCGCCATGGTCGCCGCGGCGGCCTGGGTCGGCGTCAGGATGTCGGTGATGCGCTTCTGCTTGGCCAGCTCGGCCATCGTGATGTCCTCCCTCGGTGTTGCTCCGCTCACGGCAGGGGGCTCCGCCCCCTTGCCGATCCCCCGCTGTCCCGTCCGCCTGCCTTCATTTGGCCATTTGGCAATTTGGAATTTGGCCATTTGCGGCAGAGCCGCCGCCACTCGGCCACTTGACCACTTCAGTCCGGCTCCCCCACCAGCTTCCGCATCCGCACCACCACGCCCGGGTTCGCCCCAATCGCGTGGTACATCTTGCGGACCTCTCCCGCCACGACCTGGCGGTCATCGCGGTACGCCCCCGCGGTCTTGAGCGCGTCGGTGATGCTCTTCTCGAGGTTGTCGCGGTCCTCGGGCGCCGTGTGGGCCCAGATCGGGCCGGGATAGTCCTTCTTGCGGCAGTACTTCTGCGGCCGCGGGAGGTAGATCTCCGCTTCGAGGTGCACCGGCCCATCCCAGGGCGCATCGCCCGGCCGGTTCTGCCAGAAGGCCACCTGCACGGCGTCATACCAGGCGTTCGCCCGCGCCCACGCCCGGCTGGCGGGGTCCGTCCCGCCCCGCTTTGGCTTGGGGTGATAGGTCATGGAGACCGCCTTGCCGTTCACCAGGCGAGCCCCGTGCCGGGCCCGCGGCCGCGACCGCGGCACGCCGGGGATGGTGAGGGTGAGAGAAGGCACCAGGGCATCGGGGCATCGAGGCACCGAGGGGGATGGCACCAGGCACTGGGAATCAGGCATTGGAAGAAGTTCCAGAGTTCCGAAGTTCCGAAGTTTTCACTCGGCCACTTTGCCACTTGACCACTTCGCCACTTCCATGCCTTTCGCCTGCAGCTCGCGGCCCAGTTCGGTCTGCTCGCTGGGCAGCCGCTGCACGTCGAAGCTCTTGGGGCCGCTGATGCAGACCACCTGGCGGCGCTTGGGGGAATGCCCCTGCCGCAGCTCCATCTGCACCCGCACCTTCACCTCGAGCACCTCGCCGGCGTGCTCGATCCGCATCACCTCGGAATCTCGAACGGTGAGTACCAGCATGGGAAAGTTCCACAGTTCTGGAAGCGTGGTGTTGAAATCGACTGCATGGTTATGGTCTCACAAGAAGCCGATGGCTTCGATCGCCGATCTTCGCTCCTCACGCATCCACTCGGCGAAGGTTGGTTCCCGCTCCGCCGGCATTTCCGGCGAGTACCCAAGTTTGAGCATGGCCGCCTTCATCGCTGTCGCATACCCAAGGCGCCACGCAGCCCGCATCCCCTGTGCGTCGTACTGCGCCTCGTCACTGCTCTCCCGACCAGCGCAGCAGATCCCCGTATGCGGGTCGTGGGCCACAAATAGGATCCGGTCGCCTGGCAATCCCACGTACTCCGAGGCGACGAATGGCGGCCCGATCTTCCCGTCAATAGAGGCGGTGGAAACGCCCCGTTTCCCGCCCTGATTCTCCGGAAACTCCCGCATAACCCAGCCTCTCAGCCGAGAAGCCGCCATTGCCTCCGCCTTCCGCCGGTCGTCGCCCGTCAACTTCTGCGCTGCGTCGAACTCGCTCACCCACCGACGCAATCCCATGTAGACCGTTGTCATGCTGATCTCCTAGAACGGAAGTCCATTCGCGCCGAACGTCTGAAGAAACGCGTCGAACTCGGGCAATCGACCGATCGGGGTGCCGTCTCGAAGGCCCATCTCGTTGCGGAAAGCGTGACCGGCCATGTTGATCCACGACGCGTACTCGTGCCACCGTTTCCCGTCGCGCCGAGGGTGCTCAAGCGTGGCTCGCCACAGCCGGACGCGATCCGTGGTTCGGTTGCAAAGTGCGACCCGCTTGTTATGTGTCTCTGACATCTTCGCTCCTGCTTCAACATCGCGTCTTTTGACATAACTGCCGCACCGTCATTCACATCCCGCGCCCATCCGGAGTTCCGGAGTTCCGAAGTCTTTCACTCGACCACTCTGCCACTTGGCCACTCGGCCACTTCTCCAGCCTCAGCCGATGACCCCATCCGCCCCCACCACGATCGCGTCCTTGCGGCGGAAGCGGATCTTCACCGCGCCCTCCTCGACGGCGACGCGGGTGAGCTCACCTCGGTTTCGGATGCCGAGCTTGTTTCCGAGTCTTTCTCGATGCCACTCCACCGTCTTCTTGGCGATGCCCAGCTTCTCCCCCGCCTCCTCGGTGCTCAGGCCCTCCGCCAGCAGCCGGAAGACGTCCAGCTCCCGGGGGGAGAGCAGGTCGATCGGCCGCCCGGTCGGCTTGGGAAGGCCGGGCTGGCTTGGATGGGCGGGGACCGCCGTCGCCTTCGTTTCGCGGTCCGCTGCGCTTCCCGCCTCGATCACGTTGATGCTCATGCGTGTCTCCTGTGTGTTTCACTTGACCACTCTGCCACTTGGCCACTTGACCACTTCTGACCGCTCCGCCCGCTGCTCCGAACGGCAGCACCGGCGTGTGTTCCGCCTTGAACCGCGCCGCGATCACGGCGTCGGCCGCCTTCTCGATCTCCGCCTTCGCCTCCGCCAGCCGGCGGAGATGGCCGGCGTCACCGGGGATGGACTTCGTCCCCGCCCTCGCCGCGGCCTCGGCCGCCGCCTTGGCCTGCATGCCCTGATGGATCAACTGGTCCAGCCGGGTCTCTCGCTCATGGCACGCCGCGCACAGGCCCTTGCCTGGGATCGTCCTTCCCCCGCAGGTGCAGGTGAATCTGCGCGTGGGTCTGGTGGGTCGGTCGCTCACGTGGGCCTCCCCGAAAGCCGGCGGGCCTGCTGAATCCCCTCGACCCACGCGGCCCGGCGCTCGGGCGGGACGTAGGGCAAGCCGCACTTCTCGAATGCCATCTCCTCGGTCTCGACGTCGACGATCCCGCCCCGGCTGTCGCGCAGATGCCCGCCCTGGCTGGCGTCCGCCTCCGCCGGGATGCCGTAGCGCTCCTTCCAGCGGGCCAGGAAGATGATGCCGAGATCGCTGGGCCCGGTCCGCATCAGCTCGATCCAGCCCCGGTTCGCCGGCGTGTAGCGGTGGATCTGGACGGGGATCTCGTGCCAGGTCCCGGTGCTCTTGCGCAGGAGCTCGATGTTTAGCTCGCAGTACTTGAAGTGGGCCTTGAGGCCCTTGACCGCCCGGCCCCGCAGCCGGCCCCCGACTTCGCCGAAGAGCCCGTCAGACTTCTGCGGCAGGCTGGCGGCGATGGTGGCGTAGAGCTCATCCACCAGGGCGAGCGACTCGGGCAGCGGGGCGATCAGCTCGAGGTCTCCCACGTCCTCCTTCTTCCGGCGGACGCTGCCGACGACCATGCACGCCGGCACGGCCATGCCCCACTCCTGCATCAGGTAGGCCGCGGCGTCCTGGGCGGCGGCAAGCGGGATGCGCTCTCCGGTGCTCATGGCGGACCTCCCTGCGGGGGCGGAGTGCCGGGCGCCTTCGGCGGCGCCGACTGGTCCGGCGGTTCTTCGCCGGCGGTGTGGTACACGACGAAGTGGGCCTGCTGGAGCATGGCAAGCACCATCTCGCGGTTTCCGTTCATGTTGGCGGTCATGCTCGAAGGAAGCCTGAGGGGCACCTTCTTCCACGCCACGCAAACCGCAGAGTGGAACGATCGCCGCTCGATCTCATTGACGAGCTCCAGCTCGTCCACGGTGTCGCACTGCGCGGCCTG